GGTATCAGCAGCAGCCTTTCAGCTTGGCGATTTGTTTGACCGCGACGAGTACCCCGATGCAGAACAACTGCGTGGGAAGTTCCGCTTTCGTTACAACATCACGCCACTTGCAACTGCGAATGACTTTCGCCTTCGTGCCGGTCAGCAAGTGCTCGATGAACTGCGTCAACAATACGAAGAATCATTCAATAACAAGTTACAGGATGCGATGAAAGACCTGTGGACGCGGTTGCATGATGTGTTGAAGCACATGAGTGACAAGCTTGCAGATGCTCAGACCCCACGTGTGGCGAAGGATGGCACTGAGAACTACACGCAGATCTTCCGTGATTCGCTTATGACTAATGCGTTTGACCTGTGCGACCTGCTCACTAGACTCAACGTGACAAATGATCCGCAGCTTGAGTTTGCACGTAAACGTCTTGAGCAAGCGATCTCAGGTCTGTCTGCCGAGTCTGTGCGTGATAGCGATCAAGTACGTAAAGATGTCAAGCAGCAGGTCGATGACATCCTGGGTGCGTTTAACTTTTGAGGTAAGTATGGACGGATATGCACTGTTGTTTGCAGTAATGGGTGTGGTGATCCTGATGCTTGGGTATCAGGTGATCCGCTTGCTCGGGATACTTAAGGTATTGACCGAGGGTTTGTTTGCCGTGGCTGATGGCTATGCCGAGGTGCGGCGTGATGATGAAGATGTTGTTAGATTTTTTCCAAAAAACAGGAGAGTGAACCATGACGTATGACGAATTTTTTAGAACTGTATCGGGACTTCAGAGTAAGTTGCGGCAGCTTGCTGTTGCGTTTTATCGTTCCCAACCTGGGAAGCCACTTATCTTTGAAGTAAGCGAGAGGTTTGATAACCACTTTAGTGTTTACGACGGTAACTATCCACAAGTTAAGAAGAAGATAGGGTCTGTCACTTTGGGTGGGTCTACGTTTTTGCTGAGTTCAAGGCTCATTACCAATAAAAAATACAACGAGAGTTCATCGAACTACAACACTCGTGAGACAACCAACTTTGATCGTGCGCTTGGCATCATGATCGATACGTTCAAGCCTTGGAGTCCGATGGAGTTTCTCGATGGTCGTCGGTACGTGGTGGCTGATGTGCTTACCAAATGGAGAGACAAGTTCAAGCATAAGGCTTATGCAACGTTCAGCCCTGACCATCAAGTTATCTATGAAGAAGTTAAGGCATTGCATGCGATGGGTGTGCAGTTCCAAACCCCCGAGTTCAGGGCTATGGTCGATGCGCTTGAGATGGGTAAGGACAATGTGGAGCGCAGAAACGCAAACATGATTTTGTTCTATATGGTCGTGGATGCGAAGGGACACATTGACTACGCTTGGTCAAACGATATACACCAAGGCAACACGCCCTTCGATGCACTGGATAAAGGTAGGAAAACTCATATTACATCTGATGAGTTCTTGCCTGAATATCTTAAGAGTGAGTATGCCATGCTCAAGATGATGAACCCTTCAGAAGAGATCGATGGGGTGGGCAAGCGTATATCTGACTTTGAGTACGTGATTTACAAACGAGTTGACGATGTTAGGAGTATTTAGTAATATGAGTTCAGATAATAATTACTATGCACCACGAGCTATATTTCTTAGAGATAGGATTGCGATGGAGCAGCAAGCAGCAGGTAGTATTGCCGCACGTGTAGAGATGGTGGTAGGCAGCACCGAGGAGGGACGCATGGTGAGTATTTACTCAGAGCTTGATATGAAGTTTCCCCCGATGCCTGAGCTTGTGCGAGAAAGGCTTGCTGTAGTGAGGCTGCTGCCCAAGGGTGAGCGGCTAGCAAATGTTGGTAAACGTCAAGGCACCGATGTGTTTTATCTTTACTTTACGGAGGAAGAAGTCAATGCCATCACGCAAACAAGAATCAAGTACTACGTTGAGCACAACGCACGATCCGTTCCCTTTGACCCCCGAGCAGATGCGATGGCCTTTCAGGTCATCCGAAGAACGGGCAATGATCGCAGCGTGGGCGAAGCGAAACAAATCATACGAAGCAAAAGCAACACGTGAGTCTGTTGGAGAGGCACCGTTCTAATGGACACACTATCACGACGAGATCAGAAGATTATCAGTTATATACAGGAGCGAACGATGCCGCCGTCGGTTGCACAGATAGCACTGTACATACCAACATCTCGACAGAACGCACACCGATTACTAACAAATCTTGTACGTAAGGGGTATATCAAAAGTATCTTTAAACAGCTTGAAGGTAAGAAAGCTGAGCGTAGGTATGTGATGCCGGACTCACCGCTTGCAGATCCGCCCAAACCAGTCAAACCCAAGAAGCCTAAGTACAATTTTTACAACGACCCATTTAACTTAGCGAGGAAGAGTGATGCAACTAAAGACAACGTCTGAAAGCACGAACGTATTACAAACGTTTATGAGGCAGTGGAAAATACTCAAGCAACCCTACCCGTGGAAAGACCCCAAGGTGCTAGCCGAACGCAAGCGTATCGCAGCACTCGATAGAGCACGTATTGAACTTAGACTAAATGGAGGTGTCGAATGACTACTATGACAAGTACCCTACCCACGGCTCCCCGTGCGGACGTAACATCAAACATGCACCCAATTCAGAAATTAACAAAAGATCTCAAGGCAGCAGCGACTAGGTTGTCTGACGACGAGGCACGGTTTCTTGTTGATTACTACTACATCTGTCAAGAAGATAGGAAGCGTAGTACAAATCAAGTACGCGCACTGGATGAGTCTAATGAACCCAATGCCGTTTTAGGTTGGCTTGCCGAACAATCAGAAAATCTTGAGGGACAGATCAAGAAGGCACTCGATGTCTATACGGAAGCGCATGTGATGGGTGCGTGGATGCGGCAGATTGTCGGTATCGGTCCGGTTATTAGTGCAGGGTTGTTAGCACATATTGATATCAACAAAGCACCGACGGTCGGTCATATCTGGAGGTATGCAGGGCTTGATCCCACAAGCAAATGGGAGAAAGGTGAAAAGCGTCCTTGGAACGCAGGCTTGAAGACATTGTGTTGGAAAGCAGGGCAGAGCTTTATGAAGTTCAGTGGGCGTGATGATTGTTACTACGGCAAGATCTATAAAGAACGCAAGGCGTATGAGATCGCACGTAATGAGCGTGGTGATAACAAGGACTTGGCAACGAGTCTTCTTAGCAAATATAACAAGAGCACCGAAGCATACAAACATCTTAGCAATGGTGTGCTGCCCCCTGCACAGATCGATGCCCGTGCAAGACGTTATGCAGTGAAGCTTTTCTTATCACACCTGCACGGTGCGTGGTACGAGGTGCACTTTGGCACGAAGCCTCCACTACCTTACCCGATTGCACACATGGGACACGCGCACTTTATCCCTGCACCTGTTTAACCAAAGAAAGTAAGCGTACCGAAAGATGAGAGTGAGTCAGGAAGCCTAAGAGAACCATACCACGAGAACGAGTCATCATGTTGGATAGAACCAAATCATATTAACGAGTCACGGCTTCGGAGAGAACCAGAGGAAATAAACGAGTCATCGGATAAAAGAGAACCAAGCTACGTGAACGAGTCATCGGATAAAAGAGAACCATATGAGGCAAACGAGTCATCAGTTGCGAGAGAACCAATATATGAGAACGAGTCAGCGAGCGTGAGGGAACCATTAATCAGGAACGAGTCACAAGCATCGAGAGAACCAAGGAGATCGAACGAGTCAATCTGCACGAGAGAACCACTATTAGTGAACGAGTCAGTGAGTACGAGAGAACCATTGAAGGTAAACGAGTCAATCCTAAAGAGAGCACCATAATCGTCGAACGAGTCATGGTCCCAGAGAAACCCAAAAATCCAGAGCGAGTCACATGAGCTAAGAGCACCGTCGTCGTGGAACGAGTCACTACTTTAGAGAGAACCAACCCATAAGAACGAGTCAGTTAGATTGAGAGAACCATGCAGACAGAACGTACACCCAATAAGGAACTAACACATGAATGATCCAGTCAATCACCCCAAACATTACACCTCGCACCCATCAGGGGTGGAGTGCATCGAAGTTACTGAACATTTTAATTTCAATAAAGGTAACGCTATTAAATATATCTGGCGTAGTTCCGACAAAGGTAGAGAAGTTGAGGATCTACGCAAAGCACGTTGGTATATCGACCGTGAGATTGCACGATTACTAAATGGGGACGAACCCCCCTTCATGAAGAGGGGTGAGGAATGAGTCCCGCGCATAGGTTCGCCATGCTAGCCGCATGGCTTGAAGGTTATGCCGAGGGCTTGCCTGACTATTGCACAGCAGAGAAGTTCAAGATCAAAGAAGCTGCTGAGTTGTTAATGGAAGTGTACGAGCAGCGCATGAAGGAGAAGGAAGGGTGGAAACAACATGCGGGGGATAGAGCATGAGTGAAAACAAAAACGCAAAGACACCAGCGGACGGACCTGCGGCAAACAGAGCAATGACGCTAGAGGAAGCGCAACAGTGGATTACCACCACATGGCTAAGGTGTCAGGACGAAGTTTGGCGGCAGCTACCAACGAAACATATAAGCAGAGAAACTATGAGCACAGAACCCGAAGCCTTGCGGCTGGCTGATGCTTTGGATGACGAGTTCGTGCAAGGAAGAATCAGTAACCACAACGGGCGCAAAGCCGCCGTCGAACTACGCCGGTTGCATGAGGTAAATCAGGATCTGCTGAAGGCGTTGCACGAAGCACTGGAAACAGAGCAAGAGCCTGTGGCGTGGCGCTACAAATACCCGGATGGGGTCTGGCGATTCAGCAACGGCGAGCGAGTGAACGGCAGCGATCCGATTAAGAGCCAACCCCTCTACACCGCACCACCAAAGCGCGAGTGGGTTGGGCTGACGGATGATGATGTTAGTTATTTCCGGTATCAAGCAACTTTCTGTGATGAATTTGACGCAGCGTTTATGGCCGAGCTTATTGAGCAAGCCTTGAAGGAGAAGAACAATGGCTGAAAACAAAAACGCAAAGACACCAGCAGACGGGCCTGTGGCATGGAGTTGCCAGTGTGGCAGGCCTTATACGGTTACCTGTATTTCAAGCAAACCACAAAAGAAGGAATGGGTTGGGCTGACGGATGAGGAGATGGACGAACTTGTAAACCGATTTGCACGATATGGACTTGCTCGTGAGATTGAATCTAAGCTGAAGGAGAAGAACGGTGGATAGAGACGACATTATCAAGATGGCGAAAGAGGCTGGATTTGAAATTAACAGCCTTGGTTGGACATACACACAAGGATTCCTATCCGAGCATCTAGAACGCTTCGCCGCACTTGTTGCAGCACATGAGCGTGAGGCGTGTGCGAAGCTGGCAGAGGAGCCTTATGAGTTCACCAGCGAAGAAGCCCACAGAATCGCATCCGCCATCAGAGCAAGGGGTGAGCAATGACACGGGGGGCAGGCATGAAGTGCTGTGACGTTTGCGGCAAAAACACCGACCGCCTCGCTGACCTGCTGGAGACGCACCAGACGCCTGACATCAAGGAGGTCTGCTACGACTGCGAGAAGGTTTTGAACAAGCACAAGGCCAAGCTCCAATACGTGACCGCGAACCTGCTGCTGGACTGGTTCAAGCGTTTTATGGAAGAGCGCAAAGCGCAAGCGAAGGGGAAAATATGAACAAGTGGATGCAAAGAGCAATTCAGCAAGGAACGCCAGAGTTCAAGGCGTACGCTGCGTATGTCACCGAAGCTATGCCAGAAGTGACCCTACCTGTGTTGCGAGATATGTTCAAACACAACGCCAGCATTCGTGAATACAAGGCGCACCACAACGCCCTCAAAGCCAAGCTAACGGAGCGCAACACATGAACCAAGAAGACATTATCAAGATGGCGCGGGAGGCTTGCGAGGTTGCGCCGCGAGACGATTGGAACTCCACCGCGTGGGTGCTTAGCGATGAAGGGCTTAAACACTTCGCTGCAATTGTCGCAGCACATGAAAGAAAAGCCTGCATCGACATCATTGAGACATACAGAATCCCCGTGGGCAATTCTCGGTCTGGAGAGCTTGCTTGTGAATGGACTTATCGAGCATTGCACGAAATTAGAGACGACATCAGAGCAAGGGGTGAGCAATGACCGAAAACATCAAACCTTTCTTAAAGGCCACCACACCGGATAACGGCGACTGCATTGCCCTACTTGAGCAGTGGCTAGAGAACGCCAAGAACGGAGAACTCATCTCGGTTGGGCTGATTGGCAAACGAGTTG